CCATAATTGACCCGTGCAGCTACAATCCTGCACTAGACGTAAAAAACGTCTTATATCGTCTAAGGCTGAGTTTTAAGTCTTATTTGAACTGATCAGTTCGATTAGACTAAGGCGCTTACCTGAGTAGGATACGTATACCCCACTGACTTTAGACTTCTATTATTATAAATTAGGTTTAGTAATGTTATAATGTAAATCAGAGAGGGTCTCTTTCTATTAGTAATAGTAGAAAGTTACTTTCGAGTGTAATTTGCTTAGCGTAAGCTTCGCGCCACTCTCTCTCTTTATGTTAGAGTCATTGCTGACTTTTAATTGTAATAATAGATAAGGAAAGAGTAACGAACCAATGCATGCGAAATGATTGGAACGTGCTTTCTGTATCTAAATTTAGTCTATTATCTCTTTGGATTTCTTCCACGCCCTCGGCGGCCTCCTTTTGCAGGTCGGCGTCGAAGTTCTGGTATAGGACTAAAAGTGTCCTTATCAAGATGTCCGTAGAGTTTTTTATAATGTGCAAGTGTGAAAGTTGGATGTTTTCCTAAAACTTTTTTTTCTTCGTCTGTTAGTGTAAGGCCCCAAAAGAGGCACTTATACATATAACCGACGTCGTTAGTAAATTTTAGGACAAATTCCACTCTGCACTTGTATTCAATAATTTCTACTTGGGCTGCTTCTTCCTTCGTTACATACTTAAAGTCTTTTTTAAACTTTTCGAAATGTTCCTTAGTAAGAAGCTCAAAGCCCACTCTCTCAGATCTCTTTGCAAGCATTGTTTGATGCTTCCCTGGAACTCTGAGATATTCTTTGTACTTGTAAAATTCACCTTTTAGCCTTAAGCTTCGGGTAAATTCAGCAAGGATATAATCATCGATAGGGTAGACTCTGTTTAAAAAACCGAATACTTCTCCTTTCGACCCTGTAATCCATCTATTAAATAGATCGATACAGTTACTTTTATTACAAGTAAAGATATCGTGTATATAAGGAGTCATGAGACTTTCTCTAAATTTGAAAGTATCATTTTCTCTAAATACGATTTCTTCATCTTGTCTAGACTTAAATTTACAGTCCAGTCTTTCCGACCACGGAGTTTCACATAATATGTGCTCTGCTGCTGAAAGGACGCCGACTGATATAAGACAACTAATAATCTCTGTTTTCCAGCCCGTTATTGGGAGTGTTCCCTCTTTCGTTGTCAGGAAATACAGAGTTTTACCGATTAACTTTTTATTGTCAATTCGGTATACCTTAGGTGAGAAGTTGAATTCAGGATCAATTTTCCATCTAATTCTAACTGCTGCTGGAACGCTTCCGTCCAAAACCTGTTCTTTGACTTCATTAGGATAATGTTGTTCAAATAATAATGTTTTTAGGAAGCGAACTTGACGCTTACTTAAGTCTTTGTATTCTGTGTCTATAACCTTGTAAAAAATTGCATGGTTTGAGTCCCAGACTTTGACTTTAAAACCTTCCGGTACATCTCTCCTTGTCATTCGTATTAATTCACCATTATCACGAAGGCCAATTCTGACTATTGTATACGGAAGGAACGGTTCCCATTGGTAGAATGCTTCTACAGATTTTTTATTCTCGTATGGCATTACTTCCTTAAATGGTTTATCGACCTTACTCTTGATATAGCGCTTCTTAAGCTCTCTATGTACTGCAAAATATGCATCAAATAGGGAGTTAAAGGGTCTATACTGACGAATTAGATCATTTACTTGTTCTACTTCGTTATTATTAAAGTTCTTGGAAAGTTCTTTATAGTTCTTTTCTCTATTTAAATCTAGAGCTGATTCTAATTCGGAATCTATACCCATACTTTTTTCATAACGTAAATTATTATTTAGTTTTAACATATCAAATTTAATTTTCTTTTTAGTTAACATAACCTTCATTTTTTTAATGAAGTTATTATATTTATCTACATACTCATTTAATCTAACATGTCTAATTACTTTAGGTCTAGCATTTATCAGATTCTCAGATATACTTGTTATTTTCCCGATGGCGTGTCTTAACACACTTTTTGGATAATAAATAGTACCTTCATGAGTTTTCGTGAGTTTTGCATATTTTGGTTGTTCTTTGAATAATTCTGGCTCTGTAGCCTTCTTTATTCTTTTCCAATCATAATAAAACTCAGGATTTTCTGAATAAGTTGCTAGATTTTTTAAATATACATATTCGTGATGGAAGAGATTACCAGGCATTCCTAGTCCACCTAGTCTTGGTGGAAGATGAATTGGTATTTTGCTGTATCTTAACTGTCTAAAATTATTAAATATAATTCTTTTAGCCATGTCAATATACTTATGCGGACTCTTCCCCTGTTTCACTAAAAACGACGTGTCATACTCATTATCAAATGAGTTGTCAAGCTGTTTTAATGTGTCTAAACTGAATGCAAATTCAGTGTTCTCAGGGAACATCACTTTACTTTTAATATGCACAAGAGGTCTTATTTCACTTCCGTATCTTGAAAAGACTCGTTCAGTGAAAACACAGCCTTCCTGTGTTAAATAATCACCCTTCTTCGACCATTCTTGATTCCAATCTTTTATAAGTTCTTTATAAAGGATTATATTAAGAATTTCAGTTGAAAGGTGTAACGTATCATCTCCATAACCGTAGACGCGACCTTCATTTAATTTTTTAAATGTTAGTGTCTTGTCCCAGTAATAGGAGTTCTTATATTTATCTATTTTTTGTGGATTAATACCCTTTCCTAACTTTAAATCATATATTTCATTTGATGTAAGAGCTGGTACAGGTGTTTTATACACAAAAGCACTGGTAATCGCATGCATTACGCCCATTATCCAAAAGGATAGGGACATACCCATGTGTTGACCATTAAGTTGTTTAATATACGGTGTCTTACGACACCATGCCCCAACTAAGTCTCTTTTTTGACTAATCGGGGCATGTCGCCGAATTTCATCTAATTCAGCATCCGCTTCGTACAAACGGTAGTAGGAAAAGAGTATCATGAGAATTCTCTCATACACTTTACCCTTGTCACCGGTAACATGTTGCCATACATCCCAGAGTACTGCCCTGGAAAGTCTTGGATCCATATTATTTGTACATGATCTTAAATCACCACTATGAAACCATGTATTAGGTTTATAAGCCTTACATATTTCTTGGTAGTAATATTTACTTGTTAAGAATAAATCATTAGTTTTATTATTACGAAGGATCTCTTTAAAAGTTCCTTTCATTTTAGAACCTAAATAATTTATTTCAGGCATGAACATTGTGAGTGGTCTTACTTTACCCCCTCTAAATCTAATCTGTGTGATTAGACATTCAGGGTGTTCGTCCCATTTCTCACATGTTTCTGGTTTATCACAGACATGAAATCTGTCGATAAGCTCTAAACAATGTTCATCTAATTTTAATTTAAGATCCGGCGTATGTTTAATAATATGCCAAATCGTAGGATTGAATTCGAAATCACCCCTTACTTGAGTCATAAAGTCTTGAGTAATTGGGTATTTCTTCATCTCATGGTTTAGTATAGCAAAACCTCCCCCGGAATTTTCTGTAGCTAAAAAGCAAGCTTTTGTGCTAGAGAATTCTGTTACGGGAACTATGCCTAGTTTAATAAATGTTGATGGTATTGTATCCTTAATCCAATTAGGGTACTTAAACTCAACACTTTTTAGCAAATCGGGTTCAATCTTAATAGTTATGTCTCTTCTACAGAGCGCCCTTTTTAAGACTGCAATTTGATTCGCGAATTCTAAATTTTTAATATTACAGATAGGGTTTAATTGTTTTTCTTTGGTGACTGCGCGAGCACGAAATTGGTCGCATAAGTCATTTAAAAAGTCAAACCCCCCATCTTTACTGTTAAATATGCCGTAGAATACACTTTGAAGATAGACGAGCTCGTAGGCTCCTTTAAATTCAATCTGGTATCTAAAGCTTTTAAATACTAGAGTTTTACGGAAGATTTTCCAGTGTTCGAGATAAATCTCGGCCAAAGGAATTTTACTCCATAGCTCTGCTATAGATGCTGTCCCATTTTTCACTAAGCCCTCTAAGTAAGAATGCTCTAGTGATAATGACGTCAGCTTTTGTAAGTTTGATTTTACTTCCGCGCTCTGCTTTTTCAGCAAGTTTGCGGAGATAATTTCGTTCATACACTGTTCCATTGACACTGACATGAGTGTCAGTGTTATACTCTGGAACATTATTTTTACTTTTGCTAGACCTTGGTGCTGGTATGATAATATCATCGCCATCAACTTCGGTGTCAGATTCAATGTCTTCTTCCTCAACTCTATTGTTTTTAGGTTTAGGAGTAGGCTTTGGTACTGGCTTTGCATTAGTTTTTTTAGGTTTGGGAGCGGCAGGTTCCTCTGTTTTTGCAGCTTTATTAGCTGGTTTAGTAGTGGCGCCTGTTGTCTTAGGGCCTGCTTTAGCAGCCGGTCCTTTGCGATCCTTATTATTAGTTTTATTTGCCCGTTTATTTTTAGCCTCGGGCTTCTCAAAAAGAGAGTCGAAGGATTTTTTGTCCGTAAACTCTTTTAGTATATTATTATTAATACTATCATAGGCCTTCTTTTGGTCGTCCTGTGATAGCTTTTTAAAAGCGGTCCATGATTTGCATAAAGCTTTCACGGAATCTTTATTTTTAATAGTATATTTAATAAAGCCAGCTATTTCAAGAATAGGTTTTTCATATTCTCTGTAATAGCTGTTTACCCAATCCGGTAAAGGGATTTGATCGGTCTCCGCCATTCTTTTAATGAATACGGCCATATCAACTTCCTTTCTTGGTTGGGCAGCTACTTTTTTACGCTCTGCTAAAGCCTGTTCAAGGAGAATTCCTTTTCCCTGAAGCAGTTCTAAAAGCTGAGTTACCTTACCGTCAAAGTAATAGTCCTTAATCAGAGTTTTAAAATCCCCTGGTATAGAA